GGACGAGTCTGATTCCCCCTCCAAGAGTGCTCCATTGTAGTGATACAGTGATTTGAGCCGCGATTATTGATTAAGTAAAGCTGTAAACAGCATATAAAATTATTAATAATGAAATATAACTTGTTATTAACAACAAGGTTATTAATAAACATTTTTGGTTATAAATCATTAGTTAAAAGATTTTTATATGATGTAAACAAGATGTTAATTGATAATGGATTACCATTCACAATCAAGTATATGAAAGCTGTTAAGCTTTCTATTACAAGATATATGAGTGGAAAACCATTAAGAATTAACTCTTCACTCGTCTCAATAACCGAGGGCTTTCCTACAAAGTTCCTTTATTTAAAACCTTTAATGAATAGTAATGATGGAAAGAGGTTATTATTATCTCTTTTATCATATACTAGATCATTGAAGGCTTCAAGTAAAGATGAACCTAAACCTAATTATCAAACAATAACAGACCCATATAAAGGAAAGGAATATACAATTCCTAACTGATATATAGATAAGTTTATTGTTGATTTTAGGCTTAAGTCCAAATTACCTGATTATGATAATGATTGTCACTATATTAGTAACAAGTCATCACCTTTCGGTAATGCAACTTTGTCTGGACTTTATGGATTGTTTTATATGGTTCAAATGACTCCTAAGATAATAGAAACATTATTAAAGTTTCTACCATCGAAGGATTACCTTTTAAAAGATGTTATTCAACATGTTTTAGAAGATAATAGGTCATTTAAATACATTAAAACTCCTAAAGCCCCAGGAAAGCTTTCAATAGTGAAAGACCCTGAGTTAAAGATGAGAATCATTGCTATGGTAGATTACTATAGTCAATGAATTCTTAAACCTATCCATAAAATCTTACTTAATTTATTAAGTAATTTTCCATGTGATAGAACTTTTACTCAAGATCCCTTTCATGATTGAGGAAAGACTTATGGGCATAACTTTTGATCATTAGATCTTAGTTCCGCCACTGATCGATTCCCAATCATTCTTCAACAAAAATTACTATCAAAAATATTTGATAATGATTTTGCTGAAAATTGAAAGGAATTGCTCATAGGAAGAGAGTATGAATCTCCAGAAGGTAACTTACTAAAATATTCAGTAGGTCAACCAATGGGTGCATATTCTTCCTGGGCCGCCTTTACACTTACTCATCATCTTGTAGTTCACTGAGCCGCTCATTTAGAGGGGTTCAATGAATTTACAAAATATATAATTCTTGGTGACGATATCGTAATAAATCACGATAAAGTTGCAAGAAGATATATTAAGATAATGAATAAACTTGGTGTAGACATCTCAGTACCAAAAACACATGTATCAAAAAATACATATGAGTTTGCTAAAAGATGAATATACCAAGGTAGAGAAATCTCAGGTTTACCTTTAAGAGGGATAATGAATAATATGAATAATCCAATTACTATAATTAATATAGTAGTTGAATATATTTATAGAATTCCATCCCTATTAAAGCTAAATACCACTACGGAGCTATTGATGAAATCAATGGTTAATATTAAGTATAATAAGAGATTTTATTCTCGAATTAAACTTAAATTTATTATTGATTCATCAATTTTAATGATAAGATTTAATAAAGGACTAACAAATTATGAGGAAATAAGAAATTACTTCTTCAAATTTTGTAAAATCCAAGAATTAAATCTACCAAATGTTGACGAAATCTATCCTTTTATGGATAGAGTCTTCTCATTAGGTTTAGATAGTATTGCAGAAAAGAGTGCAAACTCTTTAATAAA